GGGGAAGTTGGAGCTATCCTGGAAATGCTGCTTGGTAATTAGCTGTTGGAGCGAGTTTAAGAAGCGATAGGGAAACAGAGTATAGATTTGTGTTTTCTATGTGGCTTAGCTGAGCGGGCTCGTGGGAAATGAAGTTTTGGTAAAATATTAACACGCCTGATAACCTTCGTTAAACAAAATTTTGTATATTTGTACAAATTTTAAAATATTACGAAATGGCAAAAGAAACTTCAGGAGGTAAAATATACGTAACCTTCACAATAGACAAAGACGTTAAGAAACGTTTTAACATAACTTGCGCTAGCTTAGGGATGAATATGAGCGAAGTAGCGCAGGCAATGATGGAAAACTTTGTTGATATATCGAAAGAGATGACAGATAAAGAACGCACTAGGTTAGCCGGCGTGGATAATGTAGAAGTACAAGAAGAATATTCATCTTCAACTAGATTAAAAGAAGAATAATATGGAAGCTAAAGACTTGCAATCCCTTTTAAGAGAAGCAGCTGTAAGAACTGCTCCTGTTGTTGAATTATCAGAAAATCCAACTGAAAATGAAATAATAGAAAAAGCGGAAGTCATAACTAAGCATAATCTTGAAAACAAGTGGGACCACGTAAAAGAAATGATGGAAGGGCCTTTTGCTGAAAGATTAGTTAGAGCAATGGAAGCTATGCCTGATAAAGAATTTGTTAGGGTATATGGAAAAATGATAGAATACTTTAAACCTAAAGTAATTAGAGTTGAAGGAACTAAAGAAAAACAAGAGGACAATGTATTACGAATTGAAATATATAACTCTTCAAAACAAGCTATAGAAGAAGATACAATTGATATAACACCAGAAGAAGATGGCGCAGAGTGAAGCGGCTTTTCAGCAAGAGTGTGTAATATGGTTTCATAATACATATCCAAAATTACGTGGACTTTTGTTTCACGTTAGAAATAATAGTTCAAGCAAAAGAGAGGGAGCGTACTGGAAAGCTTTAGGTGTTATGCCTGGTGTTAGTGATTTAATATTTTTATACGGATGTAAAGCTAGCCTTATAGAGCTTAAAACCGCTACTGGTTATCAATCTCCTGAGCAAATAGAATGGGAACAAAAAGTTTATGAACAAGGAATAAACTACTATGTTATAAATTCTATTGCAAAATTTAAAAATTTAATAATAAAAATAATAGAAGAATGAATACGTTAAAAGTATCAGAAACGTTTCAAATGACTTATGACGCATTCCATAAACCAGAATGCAGGCAACTAATATCTATGGGCGGTTCAAGAAGCAGTAAGTCTTATTCTATTCTACAAATGCTAATGCTTGAGCTAATAAAGAAAAAAAATATTAAAATAACTTGTTGGCGAAATACAAAAGTAACTTGTAGAGCAACTATATTAGAAGATTTTCAAAACATAATAATGTTTGACGAGGAAATAGCAAAAAAATTTAAAGAAAATAAACAAGCTGGCACATTTGTATATATACCAACAGGCTCTAGAATAGTTTTTGAAGGAGCTGACAATATAGGCAAAGTATTAGGCGGTCAGCAAAATATAAGTTTTTTTAATGAGGTGACAGAATTCTCTCGTGACGTATATTTACAAATTACGCAACGAACAAGTGGTAAAGTAATATGCGATTATAATCCGTCTAAAGACTTTTGGCTTGAATCATATAGGCATGACGATGAAACAACATTTATTAGGACAAATTTTACTAATAATTCATTTTGTCCACCGAATATAGTAAAGCAACTATTATCTTACGAGCCGTGGGAACCTGGTTCATATGAAGTTATTGACGCTGAAGTATATTATAAAGGAAGTCAAATAACACCTACTAATCAACCACCTATACATACAGCTAACTATAAAAAAGGCACTGCGTCTGTATTTATGTGGATGGTTTATGGATTAGGTTTAGGAAGCGAGAAGCCTAATCGCATATATCATGGATGGAAAAAAATTACTAGCGAAGCGTTTGATAAGTTAGAATATCCTTCTTATTTCGGACTTGATTTTGGAACATCTAATCCTACTGCTTGCACTGAAATAAAATATGATGGAAACGGAGGAATGTATATAAGAGAAAGATTATATAAACCATTAGGCGAAATAGAAGATTCTTTAGCGACAGTTATAAAAATTCAAGTTACTCAAATAAAGAAAGGAAGTTCTTATATAATATGTGACCCAGCAAAAGAAGCTTATCTTAAAATACTTCAAAACGCAGATTATTTAGCAATTGGTGCTGTTAAAGGAGCTGGTAGTATTGAAGCTGGAATAAGTATAGTTCAATCATTTACAATTTATTACGTAGCTTCTCAAAATCTTGACGCTGAATATAATAATTATTCTTGGCAATTAGACAGAAACGGTAAACCTACAGATACCCCTCTTAAATCACAAGACCACTTAATGGACTCATTGCGTTATTGTATAACCTTCTTATATGAATATCTAAATATTAAAATCTAAAGATTTTCATTGCACGCGTGAATAATATAGTACGCGTGTGTAACGCGTTCTATATATACAGTTAAAGCAAAAATATTTTTCAAAACTTTTTCAACTTTTTTAATCGCCGTATTGTTTTTTTTTGCTATCTTTGTTTTAAATTGAAACGCATGAACATTCTAGGTAATTTAAAACGGATATTCTGGGAGCGCAATAAAAGCGGAGAAAACTGGTATACTGAATTACGAGATGGAGAAGGTTTTGGTTTAAGCGGTTCAAATTTAGAAATAGCACAAAATCATCCAATACTAACTCCTGCATTGTTATTTGTTAGTAAGTTATTTAGCCAAGCAGACTTCTATATGGAGAATGTTAAAACTAAAGAAAAAAAATATGAGCATAAAGTTTTAGATATGCTAAATAATCCGAACTACTATCAAACTAAAATGGATTTGTTAGAAAGTTTGATGTTTATGCAAATAGCCAACGGAGTTGCTGTTTTGTATAAAAAATCAGTAATAGGAATGCCTGATGAGGTTGGGGCAGTATATTTATTAGATTATAATAAAATAACTTGGCCTGAAAATTTCAAAACAAACACTAGTATTAAAAAAGAAGACAATAATATTGGTAAGCAAAAAATAAAATATGACAAAGACGGTGAAAATTTAGATATTGCTATAGACGATTTATACTTTTTTTATGACATGCCAAATGCTTTTAATAGTAAAAACTTATTTAGTTGTAAATCAAGATTAGACGGGTTAAAGCAAACATTAATAAACACTTCAGACTCTTTAGTTGCAAAGAATATTATTCTTAAAACAAATGGAAAAGAAATGCTAACAGGAGCATCTGATGGATTTCCATTAAGCGAAGACGAAAAAAAAGAAGCTCAAAGATTAATGAACAATCGCTATGGTCTTTCAAGCACTAGAAGCAGAAGCATTGTTACAAAAGCAAATTTAACCTGGAAGTCATTACATATCGCCGTTAGGGACCTTGGTTTAGACGAGTCTGTTAAAGTTGATGGTAATATTATTTATACAGCATTGCATATTCCGAAAGATATTTTAAGTCTTGAAGCTAAGAAGACAACTTATAATAACTTTAAAGAATCTATGGTTTCATATATTCAAAATGAAACACAATCAACGTTAGATGCTTTTTGCGAAGTAATAAATACTTCTAGCCCTGATAAAAAATGGAAATTGAAAGGCGCTTATAATCATTTACCTGTAATGCAATACATAATGTTAGAGCGTTATGATGTTGTAAAAAAACAAGGAGATGCTTTAAAATCGTTATTAGATAATGGAGTTCCTAATGATATTGCTTTAGAAATGTGTGGAATGGATAAGACAATAAAATTAACGCAACCAAAAGTACAAAAACCAACTTCAAATAACGATACACAAAATGCCTTGTAAAAGTTGTAACGATAGGTGGAGAATAATAATTGCTAATCAAGAAAAAAATAATATTATGAAAAAAGATTCAAAAGAAAAAGACTTAGAAGTTTTTGAAAGCAATATTTATGCTGAAGAAAAAAAAGTGCTTGAGTCTAGGCCTAATATCAATAAAATTATTGAAAATAGGAGAAAAGCTTTAGAAAACGGAAAAATAATTAAAAAATAAGAACCATGGCAGAAAAAGTAGTAGCTACTAAAGTAGAGCAAGTAGTTTCTGAAGTTGCAGAAACTAATATAAATGAGTGTGGATGTATAATCAAACCAATCGAAGAGATTATTACAACAAAACAACCAGAAGTTGAAATTGCTGAAGAAAAAGAAAAATAATAAAATGAATAAATTAGTTATACCTAAATTTGATACTCAAAAAGAGTTAGTTGCTTTCTTAATTGAAAACGAACATTCATTGATAGCTCAAAAATGTTCAGCTATTAAATTCGCGGATGGTTTCGAGGCATTTTCAACTGTTTTAAAAAACAAAATTGACGGAGTAACTAAATCAGAGCAAAACTCTAATCCTGACGAAATAACAGTTAAGGTTGTAATCAATACTACTGGAATAATGGATTCTCACGGCGATGTTCATATTAAAGGTTTATGGAATAAATCTTTAAAAGAAAATAAACGCATAATGATGCTGCAAGAACATAAATCAAATCAGTTTGATAAAATAATTGCAACAGGTGACGACCTTAAAGCTTCAACTAAAACGTATTCATGGAAAGACCTCGGATATGATATAGAAGGCGAAACAGAAGCATTAGTGTTTGAAGCTAAAGTTAAAAAGAACCGTAATCCTTTTATGTTTGAGCAATACAAACAAGGTTATGTTGATAATCATTCTGTAGGTATGCAATATGTTAAATTGCGTATGGCTGTAAATAATAAAGACTACGAAAAAGGAAAAGAAACTTGGGACCAATATATTGACCAAGTAGCTAATAAAGCCGAAGCTGAAAAACAAGGTTATTTTTGGGCTGTACTTGAAGCTAAAGCTATTGAAGGTTCAGCTGTTCCAAATGGCTCAAATCCAATAACGCCTACTCTAAGCGTAAAAAATGAAGCTGGGTTTGTAGGAGACGAAAAAAAAATGATGGCTATTAAAGCCTTTCTTAAGATAAACTAGCCGGGTGACCACTAGCAAATTGAATGCAGCCGACCAGAAGTCACTGTTTTAAAAAATAATATTAACATTTAATCCAAAAAAAAATGGACAAAGAACTTTTAGAAGCTTTAGAAGCGAAATTTGCAACGCTTCAAACACGTCTTAAAGAAGCCCAAGATAGCGGAGCTAGCAAAGAAGAAGTTTTAAACCTTCACGCGGCTATCAAAACGCAAGGCGAGGCCTTGAGTGATTTTATTGAATCTCAGCAAAATAAGGTTGTAACATCTTATGCTGAGCAGTTTTCAGCTTTCATCACTGAAAACAAAGAAAAATTAAAGAATATTCTTCAAGACAAAGCAGGTGTAATTGAATTTGTGCCAAAAGCAGTAGGAGCAATTGCTACTACTTCAGGAGGAGATGGTGTAATCGTTCCGCCAAAAAACATGAACACTCAAGCAGGCGGGTTTAATTTCCGTAATGATGACGAGTTGGTTAACCTTGCGACAGTTACCAACACTAATTCAGCTACATATTCATACACTGAATATGTTTCTAAGGACGGTAACTATGCTTTTGTAGCAGAAGGCGCTGCTAAACCGCAAATTGACTTTACTTGGCAAAACCGCTATGCTGAGCCTTTAAAAATTGCTGCTTACGAAGTATTGACTGAAGAGTCGGTAACTGATATTCCACGTTTAGAGTCTACAGCTAGAGAATATTTGTTTAAAAAACACGGATTGAAAAAAGCAGACTCTATTTACTTCGGAGCAGGTACAACAGGTATTGCAAAAGGAGCAACTGTTTATGGCCGCACATTTGCAGGAGCAGGAATGACTGGTAAAGTTGTTACTCCAAACTTCATGGATGTAGTAAACGCTTGTATCACAGACATTTACAGAACGCATAATTATACAGATGAAATTCCGTATATGGCAAACCTTGTTTTAGTTAATCCAATAGACTTTTTTATTGAACTTGTTTCAGCTAAAGACGCTAATGGATTACCGTTGTATCCGCAAGCTAGCTTGTTTAATCAAGTTAACATTGGCGGAGTTACAATTAAGCCGTGGGAAAAAGTAGCGTTAGGTAAAATTTTCGTTGCAGATATGAAAAAGTATAATGTAGCAAATTATGTTCCATTTACTATTCGTATTGGATGGATTAATGACCAATTCATTACTAACCAATTTACAATGTTAGGTGAATCACGTTTCTTTTCTTATGTTAAGAAATTAGACGAGCAAGCGTTTATTTACGACACAATTGCAACTGTAAAAGCCGCAATAGCTAAACCGTAATAACAACTTAGTTGTAAACAAAAACCTAAGCATAATGATAATAGACAACACATATTTTGTAAACGAAATCTTTATACCGCATGCAAAACCATCTATAACAGACGATGTAGTAGCGGTGCCTCAAGACATAACGTCGTTTATAGATACGTACTCTGTCGAGTGTCTTTCATTGTGCTTAGGATTTGCTTTATTTAAAGAATTTTCAGAGCAGCTTGCTAAAGAACAAGAAAACGGCTTAAAAGCAACGGCTGATGAAAAATGGGATAAATTACTTAACGGAACAGAGTATACGCTTCTAAATGGCGAATTAGCATATTGGAAAGGAATACGTTCTAAAACAGGAGAAGTTTATAATAAATCTTTTTTAGCTGACTATGTTTATTATTTTTATGAAAAAAACGATGATGACAATAGAGTTGGAATTGGTAATGTTAAACAATCAGGTAAGAACGTTGTTTTAGTTAGTAAAGCGCCAAAGGTTATTGCCGCTTGGCGAAGATTTTCAAAAGCTGTTCAAGGAGATTCTAGTTTTCCGTCAATATACACAATGCAATCTTTTATAGAAAACGTATGTGGATTAGGAATAGATTGGATGCAACATGAAGAAATTAGTTTGTATAAATTTATAAATGATACTAACACGAATACTCCTGATACATATAAAAATTTTAAACCTTTCGTATTTACAAATGCTAATCAATTTGGACTATGATAACAGAAAGCATGATAGTTATTGAAAATAGACTTTCAGAAATTTTTGAATATCTACCAATGTTAGCAAATTCAAAAGAAGATTTGTTTAAACATACTTTTATGTATGGCGACCAAAAACAATTATTAGACTTTTTAAAGCAAAATAGTTCAGGTCAAAGCAACTACCCATTAATCTGGTTAGTATATCCGTACACTGAAAAACACACTAGAAGTCAAGTTGAGTTTTCAAACTTAAGCTTAGTTTTAGCTGTTGAAACAAACAGCGTAATGTTGAACAGCCAAAGAATGAAAGAAACTTATGCTAAAGTGTTAATGCCTCTATTCGATAACATAAAAAAATGTTTTAACAAAGCTAATATAGCAAACATTCTTGATGAGTATGAAGTAGTTAAATTTCCAAATTACAGCGACCAAGGAGACGAAGAAAATGTTGCTCCTTATGTTTGGGACGCATTAAAAGTAACTTTTGACGGTAAATTAAATAGCAACTGTTTACAACCAATAATTTTTTAAAAACACAATTATAAAAAAACATTATGAGTACATTAGCACGAATAGCAGATAAAAATCCTAACTGCAACGGAGCTTCCGCTGACACAGGCACATTAGGTTGCCAAATAGAATTTGGCACGCCTTTACACGCAATTGCAACAAGAAAAGGAACTGTTGTTCCTAAAGACACTTTGTTTGATAAAGTTTACATAGACACTCAGGTGCAGTTAGGTATTTTTATACCTTTGACTGAAGCTGATTCTTTTGAGGAAATGTCTTCAGAAGATAGTTTTAATACAAACACAAGAGGAGTTGATAGGTTGTCTGTTTTAGGTTTACCTAAATACAAATTGACTTATCAACAAGGACATCAATTCTACAAACAAATAGCTAGATTAACTTCATTTAAATCTATGGATTTTATATTTGGAGATGATTCAGGTAACTGGAAATTAGCCGTAAACGCTGATGGAGATTTTACTGGTTTTTCAGTAGGGCAAGTTACAGCTATGATGGGTAAAACAAAAGTTCAAGGTGGTGACCCTGAAAGCAAATCTATTGTTGTTCAAATGCTTGACCGTGACCAATGGGATAAAAATTATGCTATATTAGGCCGCGCATCATTGACATTTTCTCCTGGAGATATTGACGGAATAAATGGAGCTGAAATAGTATTACAACCTATTGTTGCTGCTGCAACTTCAATAGTTATTGATGTTGTATTAGCATCTGATAGAATTACTCCTGTTTCAGGATTAGTTCTTGCTGATTTTTTAACAACTGCTGATGGGGCTAAAGTAGTAGCAACAGCGGCTGTTGAAGATTCAGCTGTAGACGGCAAATACACTATAACAGTACCGGCAATGGTAGCTGCTAAAAAAATAGTTGTATCAACATATGATGACACTACAAAAACGTTGGCAATACTTTCTGCTGGCGTATTGTTTAGAGGAACATCAAACACTGTTGCGGTAGTATAAATTAAACGGGGCCTTCGGGTCCCTTTTATACTTTAGTTATGACTTTAGAAAACTACGTGTCAAAGCTAAA